GCCAGGAGTGGAAAACAACTCCATGCCTTGCGGCAGCGCGCTGGGTTAACGTCATGTTGTTTATGACGTGTCCCTTTTCGGGACAAGAAGTTCAAGAATAAATCTAGAGCTCGGTTTTGATCAGGACGAGAGTGGTCCCGATCAAGGCGGTGGTTTGGAACCCTAGGTATTGTAGACTCGGGATGAAAGAGCATACTTTACTAGGGTTTGTAGGTGTGACGGTGGCGCATGCGGCATTATAGACAGGTGCTACGTTGTAAGCCGAGCGAATGGGTGGGTGTATCGTTGAGGGCGTGACGGTACAGTTGACGGGTGAAGATTCGGCGTTAGCGAAGGTAAGAATTTGGTTATTACCAGTGATCTCGTTGGAGACCATTTCACCAAACAGGTCAACGCCAAACCCAGCAGGGACCGTAACACGCCCAGTGGTAAGATCGAAGCCAAAGCCGGCTTTGACGAGTGTGTCTCGGACTGCCTCGATGGATTGCAACATCGATTGGTATGTGGCAAATACCTTAAACAGCGAGCCGGCCTGGTCGCCACGCAACGAGGTGTTTAGTAGGATGCTGCCAACTGTCGTACTGGGTTGTAGGGCACTAGGCTGCGGGCGGAACAGACTAATGTCGTATTGTACGCTTAGCTTGCCAATTTGCGCGGCATCAGTGGCAGTATTGCCGCCGTACGCGACAATGAGCTGCCCAGCATCCGTAAAACGATCAAAGGAAAAGTTGGGGATGGCGGTACAGAACTTGCCAACGGTCCGGGGGTTATCGTACTTGATCGAGAATTCTTTCCAGACTGGAGCAACGGCTGCTCCAGACATGGCAAGGATATCATCTAGACCAAGTGCCGCATCATCATCAGCAGGGTCGTAATCAATAGCTAAGGCCATCTGTCCCGTCTCGTTGAAGCTCACGCTAGGTGTGTAGATTATAGACATCGAGTTGATAGCGTAATATTCAAAAGATGGGGCAATGCCTTTAAGCCATGAGAACATGGTGCGACCCGGGTTGATGATGAATGAAGTAACAGATAGGGCGGCTGAGCGGGTTGGGGACCATATGGGTTCACGGTGGCGGATACGTACCGCTTCACCTTGAGTGCGAATTGCAGGGCGGAGTGCTGTGCGTTCAACAACAGCACGGGCGGCTGGCATTAGATCAGTAGAAGGTTTACCATTGCGCCTTTTCTTCGCCTTGTTTCTCGGTTTCGGGGGTGTTGGTAGTAAGCCAACACGTTGGGGTGCAGTGTTAGTGCGCATGATTGTGTAGAAGTATTCTCAAAAGAATAACAACTCAACGCGTGCCCCAGCAGCACGCGAAGAGCTGTGTGTCACGCTTACGTCTGAGCAGCCCGCTTTTGGGCGCGGGCTGTTGAACGTCTCGCACGTGCGTTGGGTTTCACACCCTTAAGAGCGCCCACCATAGCTGGCGGCGGGGCGGTCTTCGCAGTGGTCTGGATTATACGGGGACTGATGGTACGTCCATCAACTATGACCTCGCGATCAATCTTCGAGTTATCTAGCGCTGGTTGCGAGCACACAAAGGGTACGAGAAAATCGGTCGCTCGTCGAATGCTAGATAACCACGTGTGGTAAATGCGCCAGTTGAAGTCCGGAACGGCTTCATCAACGTACTGGTCATACCACCCGTAAAGGTCATTGGGGTATTGTACGTCAGCTGGATAAGTTATAGCAGTGTACATACAATAAGTTGCGTGTGGGCGTACCGAAAGATCGAAGAAAGCGGATGCAACTTCGAGCAGCTCTGAGAAGATGGGAGTGTTGTGATCCGATAAATTGATCGCCCGCAACTTCTCAACGAGTTTCTCTAAAGGGGTATCGGTATGGCGAACTGTTGTGTGGAACTTACCTAGTTGCCTTGGTATATCGCAACAACTATTAGGATTACCGTTCCACACCTCGGGGCCGTAGACGCGGGCAAGGAAGGTGACACGGCCCCCACGCAGCGTGGGCTCACATTTACAGGTGAGGCCCCAAAGTTTGAATGAGTGTACAAGGACGTCGGGTATTACGTGGGCCGTAATACCGTCATCGCCTCCATACACACCGAGTGCTTGATAGGCCTCCAAGGGTGCGTAACCCACAGCACGGAAAGAGCAGTAAACACAAAGTGCATTCTCAATGGTATTAAAAGCAGAGGTTTCGGGTGAACCGGACAACCTACTGGTGCCTGAGTTATAATGCACACCCTGGCCAGTGTAGCACTTGCGTTTACGCTGCGTATGGGCCCAACGTATAGCTTCGGCCTTTGTTAGGTCAGTGAAAGCGTGCAACAGCAAATAGTCCTCAAAGTCGCGCAGAGCTGGGCTAACGGTACCGTCCATCTTGGATAAGTCGGTCTGCGCGACATCGTTAGCGTTCTCACAGATAGTTGCGACTCGATGGGCACAAGCCTTAGGATTTTGACAAAAGGCATACCATGTAGTCCGTTTGAGGACCTCAGCCAAGGCATAAATATAACGCGAATATTGCAACTTGCAAGTGGGTGCGACTGTTGAAATATTGCGGCCAGGGGCTGGCAAGGATTCAGCTTGGCTCTTCTGGAACGACTGCACCACGCCTTCTGAGTTTGGTGAGGCCCCAGTGACGTCTGCAGTATTAAGTATGCTAACCTGAGTGGGACGATTTTGGTGTTCCAGGACGACTTCAGGATCGACTGGCGACAGCGTATGTGCAGCATCACCCAAGAAGAACTTGACGAACTCTTTGGCGTAACCAAATTGCTCATCATCTAGGGCGGTGGTAGTGGCCACTTTGCGTAAACGGGCGTCAATGGACCACTCGTCGTTGGCCACTGAGCGCAACGGGGCGTATGCGCTGTCCATGATTGGCTGCATGAATGCTTCAACGCACGGCTTAGCTTCAGGTTCAGCGCCCTCTGCCGCCTGATATGAATGAACGGCGTACGCTGTGGGCACGACAACTGGTTCTCGGGGCGGCATGGCGGCGCGCAAGTAGGCGGCAAGTAATGTCGCCTTAAACTTCGAGTCTTCGGCCTTGACAAGATGGCTCTCAACGGTTGAGACAGGCAGGTTAGCATTGCTTATTGATGCGGCGAGACTAACCTCATCGAAGGTTCGTGAACTGATGGTTATGCTCTCTGTACTGCCACAAGCGGCAATACTAACGGTGCCATCAGCGCAACGCAACAGGGCATACTGGTGATCGACGGGCATCAGTCTCACTAGCGGACTACCGGGCGGTAGTATCACACGCATCCAGTAAGGCCCTGACCAAATGGGTTGCAACAGTATGGCCAGGTGGTCGTCGCCGAAGTTACGTCTGGCGACGTGGTATAGTGTGCAGTGAGCCCATGGCATACAGGAAGAAGGCCAACTCGGTAAGGCATAAAGGTAGGACATATTCCAGTCCCACAACTTATGCTTATAAGTTGCGCCTCCGTATGATGCATTGAAGTTAGCCTCCGTGTCGAACCAGTAGGCTACGTGTTTAGTGCGTTTTCCAGCACTAGTAGGCATCATCGTGTATATTAGATGGACACGCGCGGGGTGGGCTAAATGGACAGGCATATCAACGTAGTAGTCAACATCGGTAAGCGTGACTAGAGCGTTCGTGGGGGGGTCATAGAGCTCAGGTCTGATCGTAAGATCAGAAGGCCAGTAGTACGCACGAGAGCCAACGTGGTCCTCGGTACTTTTCTGGTAGGGGTAAGGATCCAATTGCGATAGGGCAGCAAAGGTGCTTGCAAACTGGCGAAAGTCCGCAGGTCCCTGAGCCTCTGGTATTGGTGCATTACGAAAGACGGCAATGCTGTTGTGGTCAAGTAAGCTTCCTGGCGAAATGACGCAATCAACAACATGGTGACGTCCCGTCTGTGGGTGACGTAGCAGTTGCAGCAGCGAGTTCAGCGTGACTGTGCGCAATGCTTTGAGATAGGTTGACCGGAAGTATGCTAGGTGAGCACCTAGCCATGCTGCGGCCAACACCGGTGCACTCAGCAAAACCGGGTGTCGCGCGATAAGATAAACTAGCTCTCTAACAGCTAGTTTAACGCAGGCGACGCTCAGTTTAACCTGTGCCTTCAGCAGCTGGCGCAAGATCGCACCAACGACTGGCATCAACTTATTCAGCTGGTGTTTCGCTGCGTCTAACACTCTCAAAAGAGTGGGGTTGACAGCAGCTACAAGTCCTTGAATTATGTTTCGCATAAGTCA